TGCTGTTGAAGGCACTGTTCCCCTCGCCACTGGCATTATCATTGCCATTGCGGGTATCCTCATTATGTTATGGGGTTTAGGTGGCATGGCAGAAAGGGGTGATTTGGATGTTGGTTAACGTCACTGGTTCAAACAAAGGTGTTCGTACATTGGTCAGGACTGCTGCTTGGTGGTATGCTGAGAAACTGATGGGTAAACGTCTGATGAGCGGGTTAGGAATTAATATTAAATTGACACGCACCCTTCTCAAAAAACACAATATGGAAGGGTCATCCATCTGGGAAGATGACAGCCGCCGCCCCAAAAATTTCACCATAGAACTTGATAGCACCTGTACTATCCGTAGTATTCTCATCACTCTCGCTCATGAGATGGTTCACATCAAACAATGGGCAAAAGAGGAGATGTATGATTATTACAATACACCAAAAATGGTGCGATTCAAAGGTAAAAGGTTCAATATGGATGATATAAACTATTGGGATTACCCTTGGGAAATTGAGGCATATGGCCGCCAGTTGGGGTTGTTCGTTCGGTTCTGTGAAGATGTAGGAATTGCAGACCGTGAAGATATGAAAGAGGATTGTTAAACGATGGCAAATAGATATCTGTGTAGTGTTCTTGATGAAATGCGAGAATGTACTAAGACTTTGAATTTTTCCTATTTGTTGGGATTGATTGAAGAAGCACAAACTCTTGGTAATCGAATGGAAGCGAAGTTGTATGAGATAAAAGATTTTGAACGTCTCCATGAGGATATTAGAGATTTGAAAAAGAAGAAGAAGTTAGAAGATATGAAAGAGGATTGTTAGATGATTGAAGTTGATTTGGGTAATGTAGTTTGTGAGGAACTTGATTTCTTGAAGCGAGTTGAGCGCACAGGAGATAAGATTAATCTTGTCTTTGAGGGCATGAACGGTAATGAGGTTTTTCTTACTGCCAGCGCAATGCGTGATGGTGATGTGTGGAATGTAAAGGAGATTTATGATGTCTAAGATGAATAACTGGATGATGGAAATCGAAGAGTTCTGTGATGGATATTTCTTTGATGCACCTATTCCGAATGACTTCAGTGTTGATGAGGTGGTTGAGGATGTTGGGATATACTTCAAGAGCAACGAAGCATCTAAGTATGCCAAACAGTATCTCACCACACAAATGGGTGAAATGTGAACGGCCTTGAAGCAGTAATCATTGGATTGATGATTGCAGTCCCCCAACCAAGCATACCTAATAGGCATGCCGAGTGTCTTGCACTCAACATGTATCATGAGGCAAGGGGTCAGGGCATCGCAGGAGAGCTTGCGGTTACCGCTGTCGTATTGAACCGGGTTAATGATAAGAGATACCCTGATACCGTCTGTGAGGTGGTAGAAGAGGGGCCTACACGAGCATCATGGCAAGACCCGAAGGTTAGGTTCCCTATTAAACATAGGTGTCAGTTCAGCTGGTTCTGTGACGGTAAGAGTGACACACCCCGTAATAAGAAGATATATAATAAGATGTTTGATCTTGCAGATGCAATTCTGAGTAATGAAATTTCCTTCCTAGATATCACTGGTGGAGCAACGCATTATCATGCTGACTATGTTCTGCCAGCGTGGGCAAAGACTAAGACGAAGACTGTAGAGATACAGGATCATATTTTTTATCGATGGGAGAAGTGATGACTGATATTGATCATTATTGTAGAGTCTATGATGATTTTCTAGAAGATTCAGACTGTGATGAATATATCGCAAAGTTTGAAGAAACTATAACAGTTGACGCTGAACGACACAGGGAGTTGAGCGTTTGTTATAGAGAAGATGGTTCTATGATATGTGGTCAATGCGATTGCATGAGAACAAATCCTATGGAGTATCCACGTTTCCGTGATTTGAATGTCAGAATCATGGACAAGTGGATGAAGGCTGTAGAACAATACAAAAAAGATTGTGGTATCGATAAGTTTGAGTATCAGTGGCCAAAGAGATATGGTTGGGAAGAACTACGAATAAAAAAGTTTCGAGTAGATTCTACCAAAGGTCATGGTTTAGACCTACATACAGATGTTTACTCGTATGCTCACGCCAAAAGATTTTTGTGCATTATGGTTTATCTAAATGATGACTTTACAGATGGTGAAACTTTCTTTCCTTTGTTGAACACGAAGGTTCAAGCGAAGAAAGGTAGGCTGTTCATCTTCCCCCCATCTTGGAATTATTTACATCAAGGAATACCACCAAATCCCCCATCAGAGAATGGTGCTAAATATTTTATTATGACACATCTTGTTTACGTTGACAAAAAAGAAAATGTAAATGTTGGTGTTGATTTTAGTAGTAGGACTAAGGTTGCTCGTGATGAGGAACATGCGAAGTTAGAAGGGGAGTATGCAAAGTGGCCGACGAAGCTCTAAATTGGTATACCAGAACATATCCTAATTTTCTAGACGATGATCTCTGTGATGCGTATGTACAGATGTTCGAAGAAACATTAGAGAAAGATGCTGAAGAGGTAAAGAACACTAGTATTTGCACCGGGCCCGTTAGGCCCGACGGCCACCAGATTTGTGGTAACTGTAATTGTCAGAGAATGAATCCTATGGGGTTCGATAGGTTTGATCACCTCAACACGTTGTCGATGGGTAAACTTACTAGGGTTATAGATAGATACAAAGAGGACGTTAAATTACATAAGGCACAATGGCCAAACAAATACGGCTGGGAAGAGCTGCGAATGAAAAGATTTCTGTGTGACACAGACGAGCAGTTTGGAGAACATGTTGATGTTCTCTCCAGAGAAGGAGCCAAACGGTTCCTTATCCTCATGGTGTACTTGAACGATGATTTCGATGGTGGTGAAACAGAGTTTCCTGTTTTTGGTGATAAGATAAAACCAGAGAAAGGTAAATTGATTATTTTTCCACCTCTTTGGCAATATATGCACAGAGGTAACCCACCCACTAATGGACATGCGAAGTATTTTATAATGACCTATTTAAATTACATACAATGATAAAGAGATTATTATGGCAGAGGTAATATCACTAACGGACCTGATTGAGTCTAGACTCAAGAAGCAACAAGAGATAGAATATTATCAACAGACATTAAAGCGGTTGACACAGAAGATTGGTGAGTTGGGTAAGGAAGTTAGCATTACCACTCTTATTATTGACATGATTGAATCCGAAAGGGCCTTGACTTTAGATGAGAAAAGGGGTAAAATACTACTATTGAATGATACAAGGAAAGAAGAATGATGAAATATGGTATTGGTAAATTCGAAGAGACTGAACTTGTCAAAGTGCCGGGGTATAATGACATAGAAGATGTCAGAGAATATGTAACAGGTCCAGTTTGGAGAAGGGGCGAAAGATTAAAAAAATGGTTGTTGCCTAAAAGAGATGACATATATGTGATTGCTTATACTTTAAATAAAAATGGTTCGATTGTTCGTATTTTTGGTAATAAGTATGTAGAAAAATGCCCAAAGGGTGATGCTGTATCGGAATCTATTTACTTTAATAGCATTACTCTTAATGCACCCTCTAAAGGAATTTGGAGCTAACCAATGAACATATTCTACCTAGACCGTGATCCTGTTATTGCTGCACAAATGCATTGTGACCGCCATGTGGTTAAGATGATCCTAGAGAGCGCACAGATGCTCTCTACTGCACATCGTGTCCTTGACACTGACTTGTATGCAGATAAGGTTGGTATATACAAATTGGCTCATAAGAACCATCCTAGCACCATTTGGGTTCGTTCCAGTGACGAGCATTACAAGTGGTTATATAATCTTATGTTGTCATTGATGGAAGAGTATACCTATCGGTATGGTAAGCACCATGCGACTGAACGTCTTATTGAACCATTGCGAGTAGTTCCGTTCTTCATTCAGAAGATGGGATTTACTGACCCCCCACAGTGTATGCCTGATTATTGCAAGGGTGATGACACAGTGTTGTCTTATCAAACTTACTATATAGTTGAGAAGTCAGACTTTGCTAGCTGGAAACGCAGAGCATCGCCGGAGTGGTTCAATGGTGAGAGAGAGTTACTGGGATTACATGGGGCGGCGAATGCGTGAGGAAAGATGTCAAACATACGTTTCATCCACTACACTGGATGAATTGTATAGTAGATTAGCGGCATTGGAGTATCGTGTGTCAAATCATGATCAAGATATTAATGCGTTAGATTGGGAAGTTTGTGGAGAAAACTACGAAGGACCGGAACAACTGGAGATGGACGTATAATGCCTACATATACATTTTATAATAGTAAGACTAAAAATCAGTGGGATGACATGATGTCCAATTCTGAACGTGAAATTTATCTCAAAAACAACCCTGAAATAAATCAGGTTCCCGGCGGGTTTATGGTTGTTGGTGACCATATCATGGGCGCAGGTCCAAAGGTTGATGGCGGGTTCACTGAGAACATGCAAAGAATTGCTGGGGCGCATCCCGGCTCTCCTCTTGCAGATCGTTATGGCGGTAGTACACAAACTCATAAAGAAATTAAAACGAGGGACGCAATTAGTAAACATGCAACGAAAGTTGCTCGTGATGGTTTCTCTGCCAATAGAAAGAAAACATTATAATGGCCAGCGTTAAGAAAAACAAAGAGATCAATAACAACAATCTAGTAGCAGTCAAAGCCATCACTGATAATCAGAAGATTGTATTTGACACATTTAAGAAGGGTCAGAACCAGTTCCTATTTGGTGCTGCTGGCACAGGTAAGACATTCTGTGCATTGTTTCTTGCACTGCAAGCAGTGATGGATTTGAAGACCAAATATGAGAAAGTCATATTGGTTCGATCACTTATCCCTACGAGGGAGATTGGTTTCCTGCCGGGAGATGAAGAAGATAAGGCTGCACTGTATCAGGTGCCATATCAGAACATGGTACAGTTTATGTTTGAACAACCAAATGAACAGGCGTTCAGCAATCTGTATGATCGTCTCAAGGGACAGGGTACACTCTACTTCCTATCAACTTCTTTCCTACGGGGGTTGACATTTGATAACGCAATTATTATAGTGGATGAGTGTCAGAATATGAACTTCCACGAACTGGATACGATTATCACCCGTGTTGGTCAGGACTCAAAGATTATGTTCTGTGGCGATTTTGATCAGTCTGATCTACAGAGGACAAATGAGAAAAATGGATTACATGACTTTCTCAGAATTCTTGAGCAGATGGAAGAATTTAATTGTACTGAGTTTACTATCGGTGATATTGTCCGTAGTGGATTTGTTCGCAGCTATCTCATTAATAAAATCAAACTAGGAATAGGAATGGAATAATGGATTTACAAGTACTAAGAGAACAACTTGAAATTGACGAGGGTGTGAAATATGAGATATATAATGATCATCTTGGTTATGCTACTTTTGGCGTGGGTCATTTGGTCCTTGAGTCTGACCCCGAATATGCTGATGAAATCGGAACTCCCGTCAGTGAGTCCAGAGTCGTTGAAGCCTTCGAATCGGATTGCGAAAGCGTCTTGCGAGACTGCAACATTCTATACGAAGACTTTGGCGATTTGCCAGAAGAAGCTCAGCAAGTAATTGCAAATATGATGTTCAATATGGGGCGCCCCCGTTTGAGCAAATTTAAGGGTATGAAGCGTGGTGTGGATTCCCGTAACTGGAATGAGGCCGCAGATGAAATGGTAGATAGTGGTTGGTACAAACAGGTTACCAATCGAGCAGATAGGCTAGTTGAGAGGATTCGTGCGTTAGCATAATGTTTAAACATGTACCAGTGAAGTTGCAACCTATAACGGCAACAAATAACGATGGTGTGCGTCTATACGAGACACCAGAGGGTAACAAGTACCCATCAATCACAACCGTGCTATCAGTTCGTAACAAACAGGGCCTGATGGAATGGCGTAAGAGGGTGGGTAATGAAGTCGCAAACCACATAGCAAGGACTGCTGCTAATCGTGGCACAAAGGTTCATCACATGTGTGAGGATTACATTAATAATATGGAGCGGGATTATCCTGACAAGTGGAAAGAACATAAAAAGAATTTTCTACCATATTGCCTCTTCAGCCAATTAAAAGAAAAGGTGTTATGCAATATAGATAACATTTATGCACAAGAAGCAGGACTCTATAGTGATAAATATAAGGTAGCGGGTAGGGTTGATTGTATTGCAGAGTACAATGGTGTACCGTCTATTATAGACTTCAAGACATCAACCAAAGAGCGCAAAGATGAGTGGAATGAAAATTATTACATTCAAGGTTCTGCATATGCAGAGATGTTCGGAGAACGAACAGACATAGAAATTTCTCAAGTAGTAATTTTAGTAGTAACAGAGGATGGAACTGTCCAAGAGTTTGTAAGAGACAAACACGAATACCTTGATGCTCTAGTGGAAACCGTTGCAGAATGGAGCAAACAAAATGAAATATCTAGTATTAATACTGGCGGTGTTTCTGCTACTGGGTAGTCCAACCTTAGCGCAAGAAACAGTTCCACCACCAGAAGCTATAGAAAACCTGCCGGGGTTTGTCATGGCAGGTAAACCTGTGGTGTGTGGGCCCATAAAAGAAGTCATGGATAAGGTCAAAGAGTTTGGTGAATTACCGGCCGCCGCATGGATTGACGCAGCACAGGGAAATAATGTTATGTTCTATATAAACGAGAACACAGGCACAACCACTGTAGTAGAAATGGTGGGTGAAGTGATGTGCATTATTAGTCAGGGAAGGGGTGGAGCTGTAGTTTCGATCCCCGAAAAAATCAAAGGATTGCCAATAAAACACTTGACATTTTAGTCTGGGTGGTGTATAAATAGGATACAATTTGATGATACGAATTGAGAAATGTGCAAGACGGGGCTTCGATGCCCCCGCCTCCACCATAAGTCCATTTAGACTAGAGTGGGCTTATGATGGGGGCGATAGGGTTCGATTGCAATGGACGGATGAGTGGAGAATTGTCGGATGACTGCGTTATGGGTCAAAAACTACAAGTGCCAATGATAACATTGCACCTATGGCTCTTGCTGCGTAAGCAGTAAGTGTTCGGAGTTTTTTTGGAAGTTTTTTTCTTAGCAACAGGATAAAAAACTTCCACTTTATTCAAAAAAGGTCTTGACAAATAGATAATAACCTGTTAT